CCAGTATCTTCTTGAACAGGTCGTTCATCCAGATCGCCTTCCCGTCATTGAGGAGAATGGCATAGGGTACCGTCAGCTCTTTCAGCAATGTATTCTGAACAATCCCATATTGAGCCGCAAATTCAACCAGGTCTTTTAATATCACGGATTTACTGCGCAGATATAACCAACCTGCCATAATAATGTAGATTATCACGAAGATACACATCAGAATCCCTGCTCTTCTGTCTATAATATAGACCCAGACATTCATCGCTACCAACAACAGCGCTACGATAGACGGCCATTGAATATAAAGCTTTAGCTGTCCTCTTAACCTTATCTTCTCTTTTTCTCTCTTCTTATCAACCATCTTCTCATCCTCATGCTTAACCAAAACACAATGTACGAAAACTATTATACCACTTTTTTGCATAAAAGAAAAGAAAAATCCCGGAAACCTTCATTTCAGAGGTTCCGGGATTCTCCTTCAATGCGGATGACAGGACTATTTTGCTGCTTCTTAGAATTGCAAAAGCAGTTAAAACAACGTATTTCCGCGGTTTCTCAATGTTATGTTATTTCATGAAAAAGTATCGTTTGCCCCATTTTTGCCCCATATATTGATGTCGAAATTTGATGTTCAACAATCCTAGTACCCACACCGGACATCTTCTATAATACATAAGTGGGACCTGAATAGAAAAGACGGCCGTTATGCTTTCTCGGATTGACATAGCGACCGCTTTTTCTTTGCTATCCGAATCTTATGACAGACCTAATAATTTACTCCATGTCTTTGGACCCACAATACCATCCACACCGAGCCCTTTTGCTTTCTGGAATGCGATCACGGCATTCTTCGTATTCTGACCAAAGATCCCGTCTGCAGCTCCACAATTATATCCAAGAGAATTCAGCTTGTTCTGAATCCACTTGGTAATGTTCCCCTTCGCACCCTTTTTCACCATTGGACATCCTGCCAACGTGATCGGGCCGGCAATGCCGTCTACCTTCTGAGCGCTGAATCCCTGCCGGTTACATTCTGCCTGAAGCTCTGCAATAGAAGCCGATCCTTTAGCTGCTGGTGTCGGAGCCGACACCGCTGTCTGAGTTGGTGTTATGACAGACGCCGCTACTCCTGCAATCTCATTAAACGGAAAATATCTTCCCGGACATCCCGTTGGAGTGATCTCACTATGCTTTTTTACTCTACTTACATTATACTTAGATTTCAGGTAAGCAACCAGTTCTTTTCCGGCCTGCTTCTGTGCATCCGGCATAGTCTGTTCTACATCATAATCACCTTCGAAGCATACGCCGACAGAATCCACATTACCACCGGAAGCATGTGCGCCTTGTGTATGATCCGGCCTGCCCTCCCAGATCGTACCGTCCTTGGTAATGAAATAATGATAACCAATACCTGACCATCCGTTTGTCAGATGACAGGCATGGCACTGGTATACACTAAAGCTCTGTGCGTCCGCATGATGCAGCACAATACAATTCGTTGCTTTCCTTACGGCCAATGAACTTCTAAACTGCAGATTTGTTTTTCTTATATTCATACTGATCTCCTTTCTGCCGGCTCTTACGCCGGCGCAACAAAAAGAGAGTCCGTTCTAATTTTCGGACTCTCCAAATTTTACATTGCAATATCATTCAATTTACTCTATAATACAGATAGGAAGAGATAACCGCCCAACAAAGTGGTTAGCCTCCCAAGTTGGCAATAAGCCTACCTAATCCGCTAAGATTACAAGGTAGGCTTATTTATTTTCGCTTGTTCCTCTTATCGAGAAAGGCAAGCAACGCTATAACAAAACTACCAAAGGCAATTAGCAAAGCCAATATACCTATGAAAATCGAAATGATTTCAAAAGCTGTCATTTGCGTCACCTCCCTTCTTATGTACTCCGGTAAACCGGGCATGAAGTTTAGGGAGGCTGTCCACCTTGCAACACGATTATCTCTCTCTCTCTCTATTATATTATCATTCTGCCTCTCTTCTGGCAATCTTTATTTTTTTACCCGGTAAACTTCCATCTTTATCCAACAGATTCCGCATCATCTCATATAGCCCCGTACTGGCCAGACCGGAAATCATTCCGCCAAGCACTACTGCGGCATTAATCCCGGTCTCCAGACTGATCAGAATATTAATGATCGTACCAAGCCCCAACGCTGCCAACGGGATATACTTGTTCGGGAACCATACAAATGCCGTCTTAAGGGCGTAACCTACACACAGGCAGATTCCCAGGGTTAATAAGTTTACATATTCAAATAAGTACGTCAAATCCATACTATTCCACCTTTCCTTTCTCTTACTTCCGGATTTCCAAATCCAATATTTCCTTATACATCTCCGTAACCATACCATTGCCGCCCAGATCATGATATGCTTCATACATTTCAATAAAGTTCTCCAGGGCATAGGACGGTATATGTCCTAATGCTACATACCGGTCATGATACTCAATCAACTGAACACGTAAAAGAAGCATCGTCCCTCTGCCGTTTGCGTCCCGGTCTTTTTTCTGCCGTTTCAGCAGCCACACTATGTAACCCAACGCGATCGGCAGCGCAATTGTATAGGTCTGCATCAAAAACTGATCCATTCGAATCACTCTCCCTTATCTTTCATAACATAAAAATAAGACCGCTTTACGGTCTCGCTCTGATCTCTGCCATTTCTTTTTCCTTTCTTTACTCTGCCAGCTCTGGGACTTCCAGATCAACCAGAATCTCTCTTACCCGAGCCTGCAGTCTTTCCGGAACCTGGTCAATCGTCTTTTTACCTTTAACAATCAATGTTGCGTAGATTACTGCCACAATGTACACCTCCTCCCTACATATTTTTTGTAATATGAAAAACAGCACCCGCCTAATCAACTGGAGTTTCCTCCGGATCCGGTGACTGCTGTGCTTCCAATCCTTCGTAGATCTCCGTTAGAGCTATCTGCAGATCCGTGATCTGACCGGCCGATTCTTCTGACAACTTCTTTGCCGCTATGGCATCCGCTTCCGCTCTGGTCAGCCGTTCTGCTGTCGTATCCGTCTCCTTCGTAAGAATGACTGTTTTCGTTTTTCCGACAAGCATCACTCCGCCAAATACGGTCCATCCAGGAATGTCTCCAAACTTGTCCCCGGCATCTGTCAATAATTCAATGTTGGCCAGATTGCCAGGCTCTGTAAAAATCTCTTGTAATGTCTCTGAAGATTGAGTCTGAAAGTCAATTTCCAACCGTCCGTTCGTAATT